GTCGAACTTACCGTAGAACAACATGCTGAGGCACATCGCGCTTTATATGAACTATACGGTAGGTGGCAAGATAAAATTGCGTATGATATGTTATCGGGACAAATATCTGTAGCAGAGGCAATCAAAAAGACCCAACAAACATATATGGCCAATCGTATTGTGAGTGAAGAAACGCGCGCCAAGATGGCTGAAGTTACTAGAAACAGAATAGCAACAAAAGGTCATCCACTAAAAGGTAAAAAGTTTTCTGAAGAATCTAAAAGAAAAATGAGCGAATCTCACAAAGGAATAATTCCAGCAAATAAGGGCAAACAAAAACGCCTGAAGAAAAAGAGAAAGATAGATTAGCACAAATGAAAGTGCCTCATTATGAATGTCCTGAGTGTGGTAAAAGGTGCCGCGGCCGCGGCAATCTTAGGCAGCATATGGACAAACATAAGATATGAAAAGACAAAAGAATACACGATTTTTGGGAGAGAGCGGTCACGCAGGTGATTCGCTCTCTTCTGCTTTTAAAGGAGCTAAAATGTCAAAAAAGCCAAAGAATAAGCCCCGCAATCAGGAACAAACTGAAAAGAAGGCTGCCCATTTCGAACTGAGAACAATCAAGCCTCTAACACCAAATCAGGAGAAGATGTTTACCGCATACAATCAAGGCTACCATTTGATGGCCCACGGCTTTGCTGGTACAGGCAAAACGTTCTGCGCTTTATACTTGGCACTAAATGAACTCTTGACAAAAGAATCGATTTACAATAAAATAGTCATAATCAGGTCTGTGGTTCCATCACGCGATATGGGATTTCTTCCAGGTTCAATGAAGGAAAAGATACAGGTCTATGAAGAACCATACCGCGAGATTTGCGATAGTCTATTTGGTCGTGGTGATGGGTACGACATACTGAAGATGAAAGGCATTGTTCACTTCACGACCACATCATTCTTGCGTGGTATCACATTCAACAATGCCATTGTCATTCTAGACGAAAGCCAGAACCTATCATTCCAAGAATGTGACACGGTACTGACACGTATGGGTGACGAGAGCCGTCTAATGGTCTGTGGTGACTTCAGACAAACCGATCTGAACAAGCCACATGAGAAGGAAGGTATTACTCAATTGATGCGTATCACCAACAGAATAAATACGTTTCAGCACATTGAGTTTGAGAAAGAAGATATTGTACGATCTGGCCTAGTCCGTTCTTACATTATCCAGAAACACGAACTAGGATTATAACATGCCCAGAATAGTATTGGTGACAGGAGGTTTCGATCCTGTCCACTCAGGTCACATAGAATATATAAATGCGGCGCGTGAACTAGGAGATATATTATTTGTCGGTCTCAACTCGGATGATTGGCTTACCCGTAAAAAGGGTAAGCCGTTCATGTCATGGCACGAACGCCATATCATTCTATCAAACTTAAGGAGTGTCTACGATGTATTTGCTTTCGATGATTCTGATGGTACTGCTATTGACGCTATTCGTCGTATTCGTGAAGAGAACCCAGAACACACGATTATCTTTGCAAACGGCGGCGATAGAACGAAAGAGAACATACCGGAAATGAATTGTGGTGATGAAGATGTTGAGTTTGTATTCGGTGTCGGTGGTACTGAGAAGCTGAATAGCTCCAGTTGGATACTGAAGAAGTGGAATGAAAAGTGAAGAAGTTTAATTTCGTACAGGGCTTACCTGAACTTAGACAATTAGAAACTGACGAAAGCACTGGCGAAAGGTTCTACATTTCTCCAACTGGTAAGAAGCTGCCATCAGTTACGACCGTTCTCGGCCACTTCAAGAAGAAGGCCATGGTCGAATGGCGCAATCGTATTGGTCATGAAGAGGCCAACAAGATTACCTCACGCGCGTCCACACGCGGCACCAAATTCCATGCCATGATGGAATCTTACCTTCGCAACGAAGATAATTACCTTGATGGTGTAATGCCAGATATGAAACAATCTTTTCGGGACATGCAAGAAACACTTGACTTGATCGACAATATACACTATATTGAAGGTCAGATGTTTAGTGAACGTCTTGGTGTCGCAGGAAGGACAGATTGCATCGCCGAGTTCGGCAAGACCCTTTCCATTATTGACTTCAAGACTTCCACCAAAAGAAAGAAAGAAGAGTGGATTGAAAACTACTTTGAGCAAGGCACAGCCTATGCTTTGATGTATGAAGAGCTTGTAGGAAATCCTATCGACCAGATTGTTATCATCATATCAACGGACGATAGTGATCAGCCTCAAGTGTTTCTTCGTGATAAGAACCAGTATATACAAAATCTCTTGGAAAAAATCCACTTATACAAGCAAGGAAAATTCTAATGTATCTAGACAACTGGATGATTGCGTTGGTAATCCTCTCTTTTGGTGTATGCGCCTTCTACAGTCGCCGCTCAGGCTTTGTTCTTGGTGCTACTGCTACACTTCAGGCCCTAGAGCGTGAACGTGTCATCAAGATTGAAGATAACGGAAGCATCAAGCGTTGGGCACCGTATAATGATGTGCCTGCAAAGAAGGTAACTCGAAAGCGAAAGTAAATTATGAAACGTTATGTAATTGGTGATATTCACGGCTGTTATCGTGAAATGATAACTCTTCTGAACATGATCCATGATCATGCCAGTGGTAACTCTTATAAGGTTATCTTTGTTGGTGATTATGTTGATCGTGGACCCAACTCAAAAGAAGTTGTGGAACATATCATGCGTATGAAGAATCACGGCTATATCGCTCTCATGGGCAATCATGAGGATATGATCCTGGCCGGTGAGTTGATGTATGCAACTCAAACTCTCGTCAGTTTCAATGGCACAACCACTCAGCCTATGCCCGATTGGGCTTTAGATTGGATGCGTTCTCTCCCCAAATATTACGAGGACGACACAATCATTGTCGCTCATGCCGGCGCCAATCCCGCATTTCCGATGGATGAGCAGACTGATGCCATGCTGTTGTGGTTACGATATCAGCCTTATCACAACGCAAATCTACCAAAGCATTTCTATCATGGTCACACACCGCACATTGGTAAAGTTGAGCAAACTGAAGATCGAACCAATGTAGATACTGGCTGTGTCTATGGTGGTCATCTGACTGCGGCCATTGTTGGTGAGAACGGACAGCCAGAAGGTTTTATATCTGTGCCCGCTAAAGGCGGCGTGTATGATATATAAGGTATTATCGTAGAAGGAAGTTGAAAGACGTTTGGGACAAGGGTGCAAATCCCTTCACCTCCACCATAAAGACTCCGCGGTAGTAGCAGCTACCGTTGTCTGCTAACAAAAGAACCGGGAAACAATTAGTAGAAATCTACTTTTGCCTAGTTCAATGGAGTCTTTATGATGGGGGTGTATTAGGTTCGACCTGCGTGTAATAGATGACTGGAGATAATCGTAGGCGACTACGTACAAGCGCAAAACTACAAATGCAGCGAATGATAACGCTCCATACAAGATGGCCCTAGCGGCTTAACTTGGTGGGTGGGCAACCAGCCTAGAAACAGAAATGGTTGCAATAATCGTCACATGAGTTTGGTCTTGTTTGTAAATGTGGCCATCGTGAAAACAAGCTAGACGGTACGCCGTGTCACCGTTACCTCAAACCTAAACACGGCACCACACACTCACACAGGAGAATATTATGAGTAAGACCCCCTATGAACTTCGCTATGAACTTCTAATGATGGCTCAATCAATCATTACCGAAAATATAATGAACGAACGCATTCGTCTTGAAAACGATTGGAATCTTGAGTGTGAAGTTGCAAGAATCAATAGCGATAAAGGAATCGACACAATGGTTCCTCGATTTCCTAATGTTCCAAAGATTGATGTGAACAGCGTGATTGAAATGGCGAAGACACTAAACAATTTTGTATCAAATTCTGGAGAATAATAATAATGATTAAGACTACTCTTATGGCGGCTCTTGTCGCAACCGGACTCATGTTTGTGCCTGCTCAGGCTGAAGGCGTGAAGCTTGGCACTCTTACCTGTCAGATTGAAGGTGGTGCTGGTCTTCTACTAGGCTCTGTGCGTCAGGGCGCATGTACTTTCCGTGATACCAACGGTCATACCAAGACCTACAAGGCATCTTTCTCTCGCCTAGGCGTTGACGTTGGTGTAACTGGCAACAAGACTGTCGTTTGGGCTGTTCTCGGTGTTGATGGTAAGTCCAATGGCGGCCTGAAGGGCACCTATACTGGAGTCAACGCTGAAGCTTCGGCTGTAATCGGTGTCGGCGTCAATGCTCTCATCGGCGGCATGAAGTCTGGTATCGTTCTCAATCCTCTGTCAGTTAGTGGTCAGACCGGTCTCAATGTAGCTGCCGGCGTAGCTACTCTTAGACTGGAGTAATCACTAAATACTACAGACTCTAAAATAGCGAGGACTGTATGAAATTTGTCAAGTCATTTTACATTTGGTGGATTACCAATTTAGCTGTAGCTTCTGGCGTCTTCTGGGCTTATCATGAAGGCATCATCCAGAAAATATGGCATGATGATGTGACAATGATCACATCAGCCCTCGCTATTCTTTATATCATTACCACATGCATGATCGGTTACGTAGCATACACTAAGAACATTGGCAGCAAGCTGGTTGACGCCTGCTGGTTCTTATCAGAACAAATGCTTGCGCTAGGCATGTTGGGCACTGTCATCGGCTTCATCTATCTCCTTTCATCCGGCATTTCTTCTGCCTCTGTTACCGATCCAACAAGTTTAGCAACCCTATTGGCCAATATGTCTGTCGGCCTTGGTATTGCTCTTTACACAAACGCTGTGGGTATTCTAGCAAGTCTGATATCAAAGACATTGCTATACGTGGTAACGTATGATGAGCCATAGAAAGTTTGATTTTCGCACCGCATACATCGATCTGCTGATCAACCTTCTGACAGGCACGGTTGTTCTATTCATCCTCACCACACTTCTCATTGCACCAATCACAAAGAACAATGAAGGCATTAAGAAGAATGCTGACTATATCGTTTCCATGGAATGGCCCGAAAACATAGATTGTGACGTTGATCTATGGGTACGTGATCCACTCAACAATGTGGTATCATATAAGATGATGGAGGGCGGTCTAATGTATTATGAGCGCGATGATATGGGCCAGAGAGCCAGTGTGTTCAACATTCTAGGCAAATCTACCATCATCGATCCTGATAACAAAGAGTACATCACATTTCGTGGCACTTTCCCCGGTGAGTACATCGTCAACGTACATCTCTATTCATGTAAGAACCCTACCGCTGAAGGTTCTGCACCAATATGGTCAACTGCCAATGTCCCAGTAACAGTTGAAATAGTCAAGATCAATCCAAATCTCATTACAATGAAGACTGTACAGCTTGTCATGACCAAGGTCTGGCAAGAACAAACTGCGTTCCGCTTTGTGATGGATGATAACAAGAACATTCTACGTTTCATGAGCGATTTCGTTCCTGTTCGTGGTAGTACAGGAGAATAGAAGTGACACAGACATTTCTATTAATCTTTGCGCTGATTACATTCGCTTTTCTGACGATATCTCTATATTGGAATAATATCGTCAATAAGTTCGTTATGCTGACCGTATATTGTTTTCTAGCCAGTGCAGTATACTTCGCTCTTGATGGTGCCAAAGGTTGGCCCGCTGAAGAGCCAACCGAAATCAAAGGCCAACTTATCACTGTGGTGATTGTCAATCCATCTCAGAGTGATCCGGGCGGCATCTATATCGGTGTATTCGAAACAGATCCAAAGAATTGGTGGCAGTACAGTTATCCACGTTATGCACCAAAGACCTATTTTGTTCGTTACTCTAACAATCGTGCTGCTGAATTCGAGAAAGCAAATCAAGCCCTGAAAGAAGGTCGTCAAGTCAAGATTGATGGCTTGCCACCAATGGAAGGATCAGGCGAGGGCGAACCATATGATGGTGAAGCTTTAGATATATCACAAATGATCAGCAATATGATCAACAAACTTATGTCCAAACAGGATGATACATATACACCTACTACACCAAAGAATTTAGAAATTGTTGAAGAAGGCTCACCGCCTTCGAAAGGAAACCCATGAAGTACATTTCTGTTGCAGTTTTTGCATTGTTTCTAGGCGGCTGTGGTGAAATGACCACGCGCGATGTTGTCAATAAAGTTGAAGACGGTACAGTTCTCATTACCAATCAGATCGATACCACAAACGGTGGCATTGGTACGGGGTTCATGATTGCTGATAACTTGTTTGTAACCAACGATCATGTTATTAAAGGAAAGAACAACAAACTATTCATCACAACCAAAGGCTCTGCAAAGAAGTATGAGGCCGAACTTATCAATACAGATGTTATTTCTGATATCGCAATCATCAAGGTCAAAGATTGGGAAAAGTTCAAGGCTGACCAGAAACCAGTAACCGTAACTCTAGGTGATAGTGATAAAATGGATGAGGGTGATAAGGTCATTGTTATTGGTCATCCGTGGGGTTTAGATTGGACTGTTTCTGAAGGTATCGTATCTGCCAAGAACCGTAGACAAGGTCCAAATCCAAAGTATCTCGACCAAGTGGATGCCAAGATATATCAGGGCAACTCTGGTGGCCCAGTATTCAACGAAAAGGGTGAAGTGGTCTGCGTTAGTGAAATCATGCTGACTGGTGAAGGTGGTAGCTATGGCTTTTGTGTCCCTTCTAATTTGGTCAAGAAGATCGTCTATGATATGGAAACATTCAAAGAAGTTAGATGGCGCGCCATAAACGTATCTATTGGCTTGACAGAAGATGGTTCTTCAGCTATAATAAACAGTGTAGAACCAAACGGTGCTGCCGATAAAGCAGGAATAAAAGAGAATGATAAAGTCATCAAGGTATATACAGCAAATGATCCTATTGAAGGAACTCTTGTCGAAAAACCTGATGATATTATCACCGCAATTGCCCGTCTGAAGGGAGATGACCAGATTGTCGAAATTCTTATCGATAGAAATGGCCAACTCTTTACGGTGCCAGTAAAGACCAACTACAAACTTTCGAGCGAATACGAACCAGACAAAAACAAGTGAGAATTGATTGATTATGCCTACTAAAGATGAAATGACTACTTTTTCTTTGACTATTGAAACTATTGTATCGGAGAAGAATATTCCATATATGGATGCCGTGATTATCTATTGCGAAGAGACTGGACTAGAGGTTGAACTAGCGGCCAAGCTAGTGTCTGGTGCCTTGAAGTCCAAGATTCAGATCGAAGCAGAAGAGCTTAATTTCTTACCGAAGTCTAATACAACCAAATTGCCATTTTGATATGATATACAATCTATCTCCTATAGTATCTCTACTCAAAGAAGATACACCAAATGCTGCTACATGGAAGTCACGTATAGAATACTTCTTCAACAATGAAGAGTATGATCCTGTGCTTCAAGACCAATACTATGATATTCTATTGAGCGGTATCCCAGCCGTCGAGTTCTGTTTCAACACAACACCTGTAATCGATGATTATACAGGACTATTCTCTTTCCCTTCAGAATACATTCAGGGATCACATTCATTCAATATTGCACTGTTCATTAGTCAGCACTATCAACATTTCTTCAAAAAGAAGATCCTGACGGTATGCGCCGATTTTGGTATGTTGAATGTCCAAATGAAACTGTCAGGCCTGAATATCGTCTCAGCCGTCCAATCCGAGTTCTACAATATTGGATCAGTTATGGCTTGTATTGGCAACAATGCACCACCATATCCAATCAACCTCTTTGAATTCCCGGAAGAAGATGTACTATTCATGTCTTGTGTGTTCCAAGATGAAGACTTGGCTTACAAGAATTTGGAAATGATGATCGATAAGCGACTGGCTGGCAAAGAAGTATTTTTCACGACAAACACGTTTTCACACTTGCGTAACTACCTCAACTATGATATGATAGAGCCTATAATCGATCCAAAGGATGTATACCGTGAAGAAGATTATGGTAACATTCCTATGGGTTACATGAACAAAATCTATCGTTTCAAGTGATATTGATATGTTTGGAATTAAACCGCCGCCGCTTCAGACTTCTCTGAATGCGGTTCATGATTATGAGAGAGTTATGACAGACACAAACAGGCAATTGATTTCCACTCTCTTCTCTGAAGAAGAGATTGATATCATCAAAAGAACAAAGGGATATATTGAAGAGGCTATCCCCGATTGGGTGAAAAGCAACGCCTATGTTGTTGTGGCGGGCGGCTGTTTCGCGTCTCATATGCAGCGTGAAAAGGTGAAGGACATTGATATCTTTGTTCTTGGCCATTCTGATCCTAAAGAACAAGAGAGAATTCATGAGGTTATCAAGCGTAAGATGCTCTTTTCTATGCCCGCCATCGATAATAAGACGCAAGACTATATGCGTAACAATGATGCTGTTAAAGAGGTGTGGACTGACAGTTCTCGTAAGATCCAGTTCATCTTCACGAACCATAAGAGCCGTCAGGAACTTATCGCCGACTTCGATTATGTCCATTGTATGACTTCATATCATCTTCATAAGCTCTATATCACTCGCCAGACTTATGATGCGATTATCAGCAAGCATCTTATCGTTAACAACAAAAAGAACATTCAAGAGTGGCGCACACAGAAGTTCACTGATCGCGGTTATAAAGAAGTTGGTTCAAAGGAACATACACTCGGCGATATTCTTGCTGGTGCTTTGAAGAAGGTCGCACAGACCTCTTATGTTTCTTATGAAGATGACGATGCCGTTCCGGCGCCGAAGGTGGCTTGGGGCCCGTATCGAACAAACATTGCTAAAAATGTCTAAACTGGTTTGTATCCTTTATGCGACCGAAAGCCATTTCTTCTTAGGGCAACTGATACCATATTAGATTGATTGAGATTGTTGTTTCGACAAAACTCAGCAAGATTGCGTAATACTATAATGTTGCCGCTAGGATCAATAAATTTCCATTCTTTTGATCTGCCGGCGGCCGCCTTTAATATATGATCTTCGGATAAAGTTCGACCCGACATTGCTTTAGATATATTATTCTTATGTTCTTCGCTGAGAGTAAATCCGCCTTTGCGGCCGCCTTTACCGCCAGGCGCTTTATTATAATACGGAGACAGCTTTTGAATATATTCCATTTCTAAAGCATTGAGTTCATCTTCCGAAGATGCCGAACAGATTTCTTCAATAATAAACTTATCATGACCATACTTATTCATAGATAGTTGTAAATGGGACTTATTCTTATGTTTGATCGCACCATATTTGTGGTGATAAAATCTCTTCTCCAGTGGGCGAATAGTCTTGCCAATGTAGAAGTTACCTGTTATAATGTTAGTTATCTTATAGATTCTCATGGACGACATACCTCTTCTAAGTCTATTTATAAAAGTCGTGTTCTATGAAACTCTCTGGATATGAAACTTACAAACTTTATTTGGCACTGAAGTTACACTTTTCCAGTGAATCCTTCGACTTCTTTGCTTATAATGGTAAGACTAAGCATATTAGTAAGGAAACTTATCTAGCGAGACGAGATAGATTCCAGTTTGAGAAGTTGGCCCGCAGGTGTGATAACTTAGAAGATCACCTAGTGGCCAACATGATAAAAGATAAGACATGGGTTGGTGACCTATTAGATGATGAAGCTTTCGATAACACCAAAGCCTATGTGAAGATTAACCAATCCATGTCTTACGTATTTCGGAACGAGTTGTTTACAATCGGTGAAATCAAACCCGCCTTACGGTTTGAAGACGGTCAATACCCTAATATCATCACCATGTTGATGTATGGTAGTGTGTCGCCTCAGACCTTTGTGATACTCAACTATTTTATTCAGTTCGTTCCGAAGTTTGATGCTAGGTTGCCAGATGATTTCATTTGGTCTAAACTCAGCTTCAAGCTAAAGAGGTTCGCACCTTTTGTCCTTCGTGACCTAGACCAAAAAAAGTTTGCGAGCCTTCTGAAAGAGCATATAGAATCGGCTATATACTCTTGACAGGCGAGATTGCCTGTGCTAATATACACTGATATACTCTAACATACACTGTAATATAAGGAACATACAATGTCAAACTTTGCATCACTCAAGAAGTCTTCGGCTGATATCGGCCGCCTCACCAAAGAAATCGAAAAGATCAATCAGCCTCAGGGTTCAGACCGTGAAGCCGATAATCGTTTCTGGACTCTGACCCGCGATAAGGCTGGTAATGGCTCTGCTATTATTCGCTTTCTCCCGGCTCCCGCAGTCGATGGTGATGATGCACTTCCTTGGGTACGCTACTTCGACCACGGCTTCAAGGGTCCGTCGGGCAAGTGGTATATTGAAAACTCGCTGACCACCATCGGTCAGAAGGATCCCGTTTCTGAGTATAACTCTCAGCTTTGGAATGCTTCTAGCGATGATAACTCTTGGCAGCGTAAGCAGGCCCGTGACCAGAAGCGCCGTCTGCACTATGTCAGCAACATCATGGTCATCAAGGACCCGGCTAATCCTGAGAACGAGGGTAAGGTATTCTTGTTCAAGTTTGGTAAGAAGATTTTTGATAAGATCACTCTTGCCATGAACCCGGCCTATCCTGATGATCCGGTTGTGAACCCGTTCGATCTTTGGAACGGCGCTAACTTCAAGCTTCGCACTCGCATGGTTGCTGGTTATCTCAACTACGACCAGTCTACCTTTGAGTCGCCTTCGGCCCTGTCTGACGACGACAAGGAACTTGAGAAGGTTTGGAAGTCTGAATACTCTCTGAAGGAGTTTACTGATCCGAAGAACTTCAAGAGCTATGACGAACTGAAGAAGCGTCTGACTGAGGTTCTTGGCGATAGCGGTGCTGTAGATACTGGTGGCGGTACCACAACTAAGGCCGCTGCTGCACCTTCTTTTGAGCCATCTAAGGCACGTAAGTCTGTTGAAGACACACCGCCTTTTGATACTGACGATGATGACCTGAACTATTTCAAGGGTCTTGCTGAAGACGAATAATTTGGTACGTGGGCTATGTACCAAATGGAGAGGGCGGCTTTCGGGCCGCCCTTTTCTTTTATGATAGTGAAGAGTTAGGTGAACCTCGACCCCAATGGAAACCTTCATTCTGGAATTTGGTTCTCTTGAAGGCTCGACCTTGTGAACCTGGTGCATAGGTCATATTGGCCACATGCTGCTGCCAATTCTTATCAGGCTTATTTGGTGCAGGTCTGTTGTCAGCCTGCTTAGGCTGATTTGACATTCTCTCATCTATCTCATCTACACGACCTGATAGTTCTTCCATCTTTGTGTCAGCATATTCATTTGCTTCAGGCTTGACATACACACCTTCACCTGAATTCATCTTCCATCTGATATTACCATCCTCATCATACACACTCAGGTTCTCATCATCTTGTGTTTCAGGTGAACCGCCTGTTCTGAATTTTGGTGCTGGCGTCTCTACTGCTGCGGTCTTCTGAGGTTCAGCCGCAACTTCTTCAGCGGCTTTTCTCTGCGCTTCAATATAAGCATTCATTTTTTCCATATGTTCATTTAGAGGTTTCGATTCAGGCATTGGGCCTTGACCCTTCAAGTATGCAGCTAAGTCTTGTTCAAGGCCGGGAGTAAATTCATCTACAGAAACGCCTGATGTTTTACCGCCCGGACCCCATGCGCCTGGTACCTGAGGTCCGTTTACCGATTCGCCTGCCATGCCTGTATGTAATCCTCGACCAGATCCGTATAGACCGACTCTATTCGCATTACCCATCTTGACAGCACCAAGAGCCGTTGTTGCTCTTTGGTCACGATTCCACATACTACCATCTTCATTATAACCTACAACGTCTGTTTCTGTGCCTGCACCATGGCTAGCATGACCTTCATGTGTCTGAGCACCATAGAGTTCAAGCTTTGTCAGTCCGGCAGCTTTCGCAGCTATTGCTTGTTGTTTTAGGCGTTGGATGGCCTGAGGCGTTAACTTGGATAGTTCTTCATCAAACTCTTTACCTTCTGATCCATTTGTGTAGATAGGAACAGCAAAGTCATTTCCCGCGATAAACGGTTTCTTACCACGCATAACATCATCATCTATAGCTACAGGCTGCGGAAGTACATCTTCACCTGATATTCTACCTGACTTATCATACGTACTAGTAGACGTTGGTGAAGGCTCATGATACTTCTCTCTAATAAATGTATTCTTCTGCTGCTCTCTTTGCTCTTTTCTATA